CGTGTTGGAGGCGGCTGAGTAATCGCCCGTGTTGGAGGCGGCTGACCGATCGCCCGTGTTGGAGGCGGCTGAGTAATAGCCCGTGTTGGAGGCGGCTGAGTAATAGCCCGTGTTGGAGGCGGCTGACCGATAGCCCGTGTTGGAGGCGGCTGAGTAATTGCCCGTGTTAGAGGCGAAACTTTTTTCTTCTGTTCTATTGGCTTTTTTACTTTTAGTTTTTTTAACATTCCTAAAAATAAAATTAACTCCTGCGTCAATAAGACTATGCAAATTTATTTCTGCGCCGATATTTATTTCTGTACAAGAAAACTTGTTATCTTCATCGTGGTTTACTATTTTTCCGCTTCCCTCCACTTCGCTAAATTTACTATCTGAAGGGGAATAATAACTAAATAAATCAAGGGGATTCTCGCAAAAATGAAACCCTTTTTGGCAGATAATAGCGTCGTCAGTTTTGTATGATTTTCCTGTTTCATATTGGAATCCCCGACACGTCATATCTTTGTTGTAGGCTTTATATCCTTTTACGGTTTTCTGTTTTGACATCATCTACCTCCTATTGATAAAATCATCCCCACAATCGCCACAACAAAAACGGTGAGGAAAAATGCTATGACCATGATTCCCACAACGCTTGTTGTACTTTTATAGGTATGTTTTTCTTGGGTTAGGTTTGGCATTAGCGTATTAATCCACAGTGAGAAAAATCTATTGTTTTATATATCCCAACTTTACTAGATAATACACCAGGTGTTGTACAATATCCCTGAGTAGTTTTCGATATCCATAATGCACATAATTCCCTTTTACACTCAATCTCAAACAATTCATAATGGAATTTAGTTTGAGTTTCTCCCCTGGATAATTCATCTGTCATTAGTTGCTTACTCATCATCGGACAAATCATGGTTTCCCCCCGGTTAGTCTCACATACACCATCAAATTCTTAGGCGTACCCTGATATACAATCCGTTTTACTTTTGACGGCGCTTTTCCCGTATTTCCTTCAATAGTGATTATTCTGTTTGGTTCTACTCGTTCCACTATGCCGACGTGTCCCCCGGTATCACGGGAAAATACCGCTATGTCTCCCGGCTGAGGATTTTTGACATGTTTACCATACTGCAAAAAATTTGTTGAGCGCAAAGTATAGGGAATAGATAATCCTGATTTACTGGCACAGTACGACACAAAACCTGCGCACCACGGTAATCCCTGCCGTCCTTGCATATACTTGGCAACGTCCGGTCCGTAATTGTCAAAGATAAACTCTCCCTTTCCTATTTCCTGCCGGGCAACTGAGACAATATCCGCATGGGAATATTTAACCGTAACAAAGATGATAACCAAAATAACCGCAATAGCACCCACCGCACACCAAAAGTTGTTTCTTTTTCTCCGCGCTTCTTCCTCCAGATGGGCGAGTAGCATTTTCTTTGTCCCCTCTGTAATTTTTGCTTCAACTTCCTTTTGTTTCTCCGCCATATCGTTATGATATGACCTCTCTGCCGATGGTGATGAATTCATGTTACACCCCCGAAATAGTAAATCCTCCTGCATACTGACGGCGAAGTCATGCAGGTAGCCACGGTTGGCTCTTAGGAAACCGAGTGTCTGCGGTGAACAGTATGCAAGAGGATTAAATTTGTTTTTTAGTTTTCCCATTTGACTTCGCCGTTTTTGTAAATCCTGAATCTTCCAAAAAATTTCCAAGAGCCATAAGTATTTGACACCTCAAAGACATTCCTGAATGATTTTTAATCTCATCCATTTTCTTGCGCTTATCGTCTGGAATATCAATCAGTGTTTTCATACTTAGAGTATATAACATTATATACAAAAAAGCAAGCTTTATTTTTAAGTTATTTTCCGCGCCCCCAATACAATCTTTTAAATTCAGTTTCCATGACCCGATAATATAAAAATCTCCAAGCAAGTGCTTCTCTTTTTTGAAAATTCTTAGGTCTCCTTTCCCATTGATGGCTACCATTTCTACTAACCCAAAGCAAACCGAATGGTTTATTTATTTCTTCTTTTTTTATTAATCCCCACGGGCAGACGATTGAAAGCGAAGAACAAAACGAAGAATAGTTTTCCCATTTATCGTCATTAATAAAATCTGAACGTGAAACTTTTACTTCAAATCCTCTTATCCACTTATGGTCTGTATCTATAATGATTGCGTCAATTCTTAAATCGCCATAAGTGTATTCAGGAACATAAATATTAGCCCAGCGCTCCATTTTGCTTAATTGGTTCTGAACATCCTGCGCGTTCATCCCAACCGCTTGAGATATATTTTCTTGTTCGATTTGTTCAGGAGTTTTTCTTTCCCATATATTGCCCATTATTTCCCCCTCTCCGGCACTTCCACCAATTCCACCTCGTCTACCGAGACGACATTAATCCCGTTCCACTTTCCAAGCACTTCCATCAACACTTTTTTTATGTCCGGCTGCGGGTCTGTTATGGTCAATATGTAATGTTTGGTTTTCATCTCAGAACATACTCTCCGTTGTTTGGGTTACTCCGCCAGCAACAATTTAATAAGATGCGTGGAGGTCATGTTTTTTGTAAATGTTTTATACAACACTCATCCGAACAAAGATGGTATTCTTTCCGTATTCCATAACCGATAAAGTTATTAGCATATAATGTTTGCCAGTTATCTATTCCCCCAAAATATGTCTGCATCAAATCTTTTTCATTTCCACAAACATCACAGACTAATTTATGTATTTCCATTCCTCCCCTCCCCTTCCCCCTTTTTAGCCCTACGAGCCTTTTTAAACCACTCAAGGTCATAATCTACGCCTTGATGGGTAATCTTCGATTCCTTACGGTACAAACCCCTTGTTTTGGGTCATAATTTTTTGGTATGTTACCCCTATTCCAGCTTTTTAATCACATAATCAACAAACTTAATATCACACAAAAACCGGTGTATCCCGCTTTCGGGATGGTTTATCAGCCGGTGCTTGCAATACTGCAAACATCCCATAAGCTTGACTTTCTCATCCGCGTCCAGGACAATCGCTTCACGCTCAATCTTGATTTTTTCCATTGTATACCTCAGTAAGTAATCGGGTTGACTAACGTCCTATGCCCACACATACAGCAGACGTAATGATTCCTGCCGTTGACTGTTGCTTGTCCGCAGAAACAATGCTGGCATGACGTAACTGGTCTGCTTAATTGTTTCATCAACATCCGCTGGTAATCATTATCCTCTACCGGTTCACCGGTTTGCTTGTTTTCCATTCTTCCCTCCCTCCCCGGATGGGGTTAACTCTCGCTTTGGTTTCTAAAGTGGTAATTTTTTTATCCCTAATTTTTCCAGTTCTGCCCTACATTCTTCTGGCATGGGGACTGCTTCTGCTTTCCACCGTTCAATTCTCTGTTTTTCTGTCTCAGATTCCAAAGCCAAGTTCCTTTTTGACCTACAATCAACAGCTATGTTCTCAACTTTTTCCCGGATTATTGCGATAATATTTGAGCCGGGGTACAGTTCCTTAGTTGTTTTTATAATTTCAATAATCGCCATAAGGAAATATTGCCCGTCAAGATCGTTAAGTGTTTGCCACAACAAAGACGCGTTAAACTTTGTTCCCGGAAACGCCGCGGTCAATGCCACATACCCCTGTTGGAATGATTCGTTTGTCATTTTTTAAATCCTCCGTAAGTTTTTTAAGTCCTCTTAAATTACTTTTTTGGGCTTTAGTTAAATTATCTTCAACTTCTACGTTTTCTTTTCTTGACCAAGCTAAAATCGTGTGATAGTGGCTTCCGTATTCTTTAAATTTTTTAGGTTTCTGGTGAGCGTATTCATTAAGCCTTGATATTCTATCATCAGCACCTTCTTGCCCAAACTGTGATATTAACTTAGTATATTCTTCGGGAGTTAATAAAACAAATTCATGGTGGAGATGCTTATCTTCTTTTATATTATCTTTACTTATATTATCTTTACTTATATTAGGCGGGAGTACTCCAAGAGTATTCGCCGATGATTCGTCGAATGATGGAACGGGAGGTAGTTTTGATTTTGTAGGTTTGTCTATCCTTTGATATTTTAAGAAGTTACGTATAAAACCATATTGTGATCCATCTACTTCATACCATTGAATTTTATGGTTAAGTTCTTTTTTTAACTTGCTTATATCAATTTTTATGTCATAGGGGAAGATTTGAGCTTTTAAAAGTTGATTCGCGGATTTAAATTTACCCTCATCATCAGCAAAATTCCATAGTCCTATATAAAAGAGACGTGCCGCAAAGCTCCATTGTCCTATTTCCTCGTCACTCCAAAATTCAGGGTCTATGATTCGCTTACGTGCCATTTTTCCATCCTTTTCTGTGTTGATTTTTATGACAATCATCGCAAAGCGTTATTCCATTATTTATATCTAATCTTAATTCTGGATACTGATGGTATGATTTTTTATGATGAGCGCTTATGGGTATTTGATGATGATTTTTCCTGCATATCTGACAGGTAAATAAATCTCTTTCGTAAACTCTTCTTTGCCAATCAATATAAGTTTTTGGTTTATCTGGTCTTTTTATCGGAGACATTATTTCCCAAAAATAAAAACTCCCCAGGCAAGGAATTAACCTTATTGTTTGCGGCGAGCAAACCTGGGTTTTTAAAGATTGAATTTATCATGTTTAATAAATTCCACTTGTTCTGGTTGATAATATGGTCTATTCTTACAATATTTCTTAAACTTTTCCTCTCTTTTTTGTCTATGCTTAAACTCTAAGAATTTAAAACGAATTTGCAAATAACATTTAAATTTATCTATTTTAAATCCCGGTATTGTTAAATAAGATTTTACTCTATTTACTTTTTTCAATATAGTTAAATATCTTCTTTTTTTTAAGTCTGGAAAAGTTAATAATTGTCTTTCTAAAAAATCTTTAATTGGCTCTTTATTCCCGGAAAGTTTATATCTTATTATTATAAATCCAAAAGAAGATAAGTACTCATCTCTATATTCATCTCTAATTTGAGTAGGTTTTTTATTATGTACTGCTCCATCAATTTCAATAATAATTCCTTTTTTAGGAATAGCTATATCGGCGATATACGGGGGGATAGCATATTGGGGATTAAACTCTATCCCCCAAGACGATAGTATGCTATAAAATTTCTGTTCATATAAATTATTCTTTTTAAATTGTTGTTTTCTATACATCATTGTTCTTTCGGTCGTATTCATCATAAATTTATTATATTACAAAATAAATAATCCACCGGCAAGCAGGACAAACTTACCTCCGTGGGGGAGGCTGCCGACCGGTGGATTACACAAAATAAAATCCGGCGCGAATAAATTCATATTCCTCGTCGGATTCTGGTTTTTGTTTGATTTTTCATAGTTTGTCATTTTTCTCATTTTCATCCCCACGATGAACAGCAAATAAAATTATAATACGATTTTCGGAAATGTCAAGCTTTTTTTATAACTTAAAATATAACTATTTATAACTTGATTTTCTTAGATTCTCTCCGCGCGTGTCGCTCCCTCTGTCTCTGCAAATCCTCCAGTGCATACGCGTACATCAACTCTGCGTGCCGGCGGGATAGTTTTATGAGTTTGGTTAGGCGCATGATTTACCCCTCTTTATAATGTTCAATCGCTTGTTTTAGGATGTATATTTCTTCCCCCCGTTTTTTTAGTTCCTCTTGCAGATATTTTATCATTTTATCACGGGATGCTATTTTGTTTTCAAGTTCGTTGATTCGTTCCAATGGTTTCATTTTTATTCCCTCCAATTTAAGCCGGGGACGCGGTCGCCCGGGTGGGTTAATATTAATTAAAATACGGGGTTTTGTTTTTCATCTTATTTTCAAATTTCTGATGACGTTCATCAGCTATTTTTTCGGCTATTGTCCGGGCGGTTAAATAATCCGGGTGATTTTCAAAGATGTCAACGTAATCTGATTCCACATAGTCGCTTACATATTCAGATTTATTTATTACATTATCTATTACCGGAGATAATTTATCCAGACAGGTTTTTGCCCATAGCGTGACGCATCTTCGTTTGTCAGCCCTGTTATCTACGCTATAATACACCCGGCATTTTGTTTTTGTAACTGTGTTTTCTACTGAATGTTTTTTGTATTTAATCATTTTGTCACCTCTCGCAGTTATGGAGTTTATAAATTAATCAAAAATTCCTAAGTCAAATTCATATCGTAATTGTGCTTTGTAAGCTCGACCAAGAGTGCTATTCTCCAATACCATTTTTACCGCGGATACCTTGTCAATACCTTCAGCAATGTAGGTTTTTACGGTTTCGATTTGTTCTTTATAGATTCTTTCTGCCCATTCGGTTATTGATAGTTTGTCCTGGGTGCAATATTCTTTTGTTGTTTTCATTTTGTTCCCCCCTTGCTCCTGGCATTTTGTGGGCGACCTCGTGTCCCCCATCTAATACAATAATACCACAGCCGGTTGGGTTTGTCAAGGAAAATCTTTTAATGTTTCCTCGTCGGTGTTAGCAATTATTTTTGTATCATCAATTAATTGTTTCGGACGCCCCCCACGTTTCCCATTCTTCCGGGCCGCCGCTCTCTGCGCCTCTGTAGCCCTACTGCCTCCGATTTTACCGATCATTGCCATGTATTTTTTATGATCCATGTTAATCACCTCCTTATATAGAGAGTATACCACAGCCGGTGCAGATATGCAAGGATTATTTTACCGTCGCTGATGATTCCTCAGCCGGTAGGGTATTTGTACGCATACACCGGAGATCGTCTATCCTGGAGCCTCCTGGGGGGTAAAAGATATTAACAGCTTTATTAACAGGCTATGGATAACTTGAGTTATTAACAACTTATCCCCAAAATACACGATTCTGCCCTATACCTTATCATTTAGCTGCCAGCGTAGCGGAGCAGTCAACGCGCGATTCCGTGCGCCATGGTATTTTATACATACTGTATAATATCGTTTACTTTTAAAAATAATTAAGATATTGCTTGACTTTTTTGCAAAAGTGCATATATTAATGCGCATAAAGACACATTCTAAAAGGAGTTATATGCCGCGATATACCGAAAGAACACAACGCATTAAAGCTGAACACCTGCTAAAGCCGATAATTCGCAATGGTTTCAATCAGACAAAAGCCGCTCGTGAATTAGGATTAACTCCTCAAACGGTAAATGAACAATTCCGGCGTAAGCCCGTCCAAGATATTCTCCAGAAATTTCTTAACAGTTCAAAACTCAAGAAAACCTTAATCGATGTTGCGAAAGAAGGATTACACGCAAATAAGGTTATATCATGTAATGTTATTTCATCCGACGGCGAAGGGATGAAAGATGCAAATTCAATGACGAAAGATTTTGTTGATGTTCCGGATCATCAATCCCGGCATAAATTTTGGCACGATTTAATGATCGGGTCAGGTGCAATAAAAACAGACGGGTCAAAAGGAGTTACGATTGTCAACGTCGTCCTCGGTTATCGATCTACTAATAGCGCCTTACGGCAAGAAGTCGGGGCAAGCGAACCGACCTAATCCTACTCAACAGCGAGTGTTGGACTGGGTTGATAATATTCGCGCCACGCCTGCCGATAAACAGGATCATATTCACGTCTTGTATTTACAAGGCGGTGTTGGTTCTGGGAAAACCCGTGCGATGATGGCTCCGTCGATAGAAATATTGACGCAGATACCGGGAATACGTATTTTGTGGGGCCGCCTAGATTTTAAAGATTTGAAACTCTCAATCATGGATAAGTTTTTTGAGATTCTTCCGACGGAGTTGATTAAAAATAAATCGGAGCAGTATCACTGGTACGATATTTACCAGCCGGAAGAACAGACAGGAAGAATATATTTTAACGGGCTTAAAGATTTAAGCGGTCTTGGCTCGCAAGAGTTTGGGGTTATCATCGTCAATGAAGTGCATGAAATATCAGAGATGATGTATCGTGCATTGAAACGCCGTTGCCGTCAGGAAGGAGTTATCAATATCATTATGATGGAGGGTGAGCCGCCGAATGAGGATCATTGGCTGGCGAAACTTACCGACCCAGGAAATGAAAATTACGATCCGGACATAGAAGCGTGGAAAGTTTCAACTTATGAGAATTGGAATAACTTACCTCGATCATATACCGGATCGTTAGAAACTATGCCGCAGGCGTGGAAAACAAAATACCTCGATGGTAATTATGGTTTTCGTCCTGATGGTACTCCGTATTATACCGGATACCGGGAAGCGATTCATGCGGCAGAATTGGAATGGATGCCGGACAAAGAATTGATTTGTGGATGGGATTTTGGATTTAGGCATCCGGCGTGTCTGATAACTCAAGTTGATCATCAAGACCGGTGGTGCTGGCTCAGAGAGATTATCGGTACTGACATCACAATTCAGAAATTTGCTGACCATGTTAAAGAGCAGATAAATTTGTATTATCCGAACGCGCGGTGTATTCATTATGGCGATCCGGCATCGAAGCAACACAATGACAAGAGCGAGCAGACATCGTGGGATATTTTATTGGCAAAGGGGATTTATCTAAAATATCGTCAGTCAGAATATCGACTGCGGAAAGAAATCATTGAACACAAGTTATCAACACTCAACGCCGGTCGTCCTCAATTACTGGTGGACAAAAGATTTTGCCGAACTGCTAATGATGGTTTTCTTGGAGGGTATCATTATCCGGAACGGAAAGAAGGACAGCCGTTTATAATGAAATTTGAACAGCCTGTGCGCGACGGGTACTATGAGCACGTAATGAATTCTGGCGAATACATCGCCGTCAATATGTTCTCCCCAATAACGCAGAAGAAGTCTTATCGCCGACCGGAACCGGTGATGGTAATGTCAAATATTTGAGGTGCATAAAAATGAATGACCCACGAATAAAAGTTGAACAAGGGCAAAGAAAACAGATCGCCACTATTGTATGTACAGAGATTAAAAATTCTCTGGGAGGGAACGCCAAGATATACGATAAGGCCCGCCGGTGTGAAAACCAGTATAATCAGGTTACCAAGTGGATGGAGTTGGGAAAAGTTTGTGGAACTCCCTGGCCGGGGGCGGCTGATTACTTTGTCGCTTTGTCTGAGTGGATTGTTGACGCTATCTATGCGCGATTGATGTCAATACTATTTTCACAAGAACCGTATATGAAAGCGTCTGGTGCTGATTCTGCCTCTGTTGACAATCAGGATAACGCTACCGATTTTGTTGACCAAGTATTCCGCGATAAAGTAATGTTGTACGAAAACACGAATTTCTTTTTTAAGCAGATGATTAAATTACCGATGGCGATTCTCAAATATGATTGGGTTGAGAATTACGATGGGAAGATTTCAAGAGCGCAGGCAAATACGTTTGTGGGCCCGAATGGGGAACAAGAACAAATGTTGCCGGATGATCCGGAAGGGATTTCTCGAACTGCTCAGTTGATTGCTAACGGATATCAGCAGGGAGAACCGCAGGAAGTTTGGACGTATGAAGACGTGGAAATATACTCCGGGCCTAAAGCGCAGTATATTGATATCAAAGATTATGTCTGGACACCGGGAACGAAGCGCGGAGAAAAACCGTATTGGGAAGGTGATCGGTGTTGGTTTACGATAAATGATATGCTTTTAAAAGTCCGGCAGGAAAAGTTTGACGCTGATGCAGTTTCTAAAATCCAAGAGTCTGTAGGCACAGGATTATCGGGGAATAATCTCATCATCAAACAGCGCGAAACTCCGATTGAGTGTTTCCATTGGTACGGGAGATTGCCTTTTAATACTAACGGAGAAATTGATTTAAGCGGTGCGGATACTATCGAGCAAGAGGTTTACTGTTTGGTTTCGCTTAAAGAAGAAGAGCTGCTCGATATTATGACATGGCCGTATGAAAGATTCCCGGCAGAAGATAGAGTTTATATCCGGGGAGAATTTGAAGAGACAACTGAGTTTGAAGGCCGGTCAATGATTGAGAAGCTTTATAAAACACAGCAGGAATTAAATGATTTGCATAACACTATCCAGAATAACGCCTGGATTGCTATGCAGAAAATATTTGTTAAGCGTAAGGGATTGGCCGGCGATGATTATGAGAAGCCAAAAGTATTCCCTGGTGCAATGTGGGAAGAAGATACTCCCGGAGATATTCGCGTATTGGAAATGGGCGATGTAAAGGCAGTTGGATTTGAACTTGAGCAAACATTGCTTTCGTTCGCAGAAAGAATCTCCAATATTTCTAACTGGAATTTAGGTACACAGAAACAACAGGGTAAGGCTACCGCTACAGAGTTTATGGGAGTTATGCAAGAGGGAAATATCGGGCGCGAGCCGTTACTTCAACGGTGTTATAAAATCCTTTCTAAGTTGTGCGACTGGACGATTGATTATTACCGTGGGCGTATTAATCCCGGAATGGAAAGGACGCTGAGTAATGGAATGGGAGGAAGAATATTACCTTCTCAAAAAAATATCGGATTATATCAGCAAAGAGGAATTAATCCAGAATGGAGCGATGAGCTTGTATCCGGTAATTTTCATTGGGATTGGCAAGGAACGACTTTAAATTCTGATAAGCAATGGAACCTGATGGTTGACAATGATCTGATGCAACAGTATATGCCGCATCCGATGATTAGTGGTAATTTGCTTGCGGTGTGGACGATCATGAAAAAAGGGTTGATTGACCGGGGAGTTAAAAACTGGGAAGAAATAATCCCCAAAAAAGAAGCTATAATCATGGAGATGCAGAGGATGGAACAGGAAGCGCAGATGAAACGCGCTATGCCGGGCGCGAGTTTAGGCAGGCCCGTTCCTCCGCGCCCTGATAATGTGCAAGCGGTACAACAGCAGATAGGCGGTGGAAACAATGTTCCCGTTCAGTAAAAAGAAACCGTTAAAGACTGATGAAGAAATAGCAAAAGAACGCGAGGACAATCTTGAGCGAATGTTTCAAGATTCACTCAAGCTGATGAAACTGGTTTCGATCAAGGGGAACGGATGGGAAGAATTTGTCTCATTGCTCGATGATTACATTAAGAAAGCGCAGGATAGGAAATTAAAGACGCGGCTTGACCTGGCTGATGAAAAGACGATTGAGCAGTTGAAACTTTTAGACCATGAGATTTATATTTTGACGTGGGTCAAGAATATGCCGGGGCAGTTTATTAATATGGTGGAAGAAGGAAGAAAATCAAAGAATGAATAAAGTATCAGATAAATAATAAATGAGGTTAGATATGCCGCTTACAAAGACTGGAAAAGAAGTTCTGGGAAATATGACAAAAGAATACGGAACGGAAAAAGGCAAAGAAGTCTTTTACGCTTCAATCAACAAAGGGAAATCCGGTTCCGAAGATTGGCATGGAGATGGTACGGTTTTAGGAAAGCGAAAAAAACGTAAATATTATCCGGTGGTTTGATATGAATAATTATATTCTATTTTTTTTATTGTTGTTTATCGCGTACTCAGACTTTGAAAGAAAAATCATTCCTAACTGGATTGTAATTCCGGGGATTGTTGCAGGGTTAATTGTCGGACAGCATTATTTTTGGTGTGCGATCATGTTTGGGATTGTGGCTATAGAGTACGGACTAGGATTGATGGCAGGTGGAGACGTTAAATTGTTTTCAATGATTGGGGCTTTCTTAGGAATCAAGGCGTTATTTGTTTTTTTGCTGACATTATTATTGATGCGGTGGTGTGTATCTATAAATCGCAAATTTAGAATCGCAGATTTCGCTAAAATACCGGTGGCTCCGTTTGCATTGGTATCAAGTTTGTTTTGTATGAGGTAAACCAGGCGATTACCTGTTCGCCGGGATTACCCGGACGATAGGCCGCCATAATAAAAGGGGTGTGAAATGAATAAGTGGTTAAAATTCTTAGCTAATATCTACCGAGACGTTAGAGGTGAGGGAGAAGGCGATCCCGGTGGTGCAGGTTCAAACGGACAAGGCGATGCTTCCGGTGATCCCGGAGCGGGCGCGCCCCCGAATGGAATAGATGGTGCAGGAGGGAATCAGGGAACAGGAGACGGTGGACAAGGTGGAGACATCCCCATTAATCCTAAGTACGGTGATTTCGGAGATTCTCCCAAAACGATTGAGGAAGCACAGGCGTTGCTTGATAAGCTGTACGGTGAACATTCAAAAATCAAGCCGGAGTTTGAAAATTTGCGGGGAAAAACTCAGGCAACTGAGCGGAACCTTGCAAATCTTCGCAAAACTCTAAACGCTCATGGGATTCAGGCTTTAACCGATGAAGAAGGGAATTTGCGCCTTGAGGTTGTTAAACAACAGACTGCTCAGCAAAAACGGTTTACGGATGCGCACAAAAATGAGCTTTATCGTTTTTTTGCTACTCCAGAAGCCGGGGAGAAGTTTGTTAATATCCTTACCGCTATGGTGCAGGATCATTTTGATGAATCCTATAACGGCAGGCAAAAACAATATCAGGAACAAATGACCCAACAGTCCGTATTTAGGCAAGCGCAGACTCATTCCAATAATTTAATGCTTTCTTACTTCCCGCAGTTGGATGTTGCGAAGAAGGAAGGGTTTGATGAGAGTTTTTATTCCCGCGCTACAGAAATATGGCAGGAGAAATTTTCAAAAGAACCCCGCGGAGAATTATTGGCGGCGCTTGAAGCGGCTAAAGAACTGAATATCATTCCTCAAGCGGTAAGTGCGGCAAAAAAAGAAGGGTTCAAACAAGGACAGGCAGGTAAAAAGATTATCGGGCCTGTTGGCGGTGGAAAAATGGGAGGAAGCGGGACAGGAGGGAAATTAACTTCTGAGCAATATTCTCAGCTTACTCCAGAGAAACAAGTTGAATACGACAAAAAAACATTGGGTTTATAATGGGAGGCACTATGTTTGCTTGGTTAAGAGGAGTATATGCGATACTGAAAGACCAGGCCGGATGGACTACAGAAATGTCAGTTACCGGAATTGCTGAGGTTGATGCGGCAATCCCGGAATACTGGGCGACTTCTATTTTTAAAGATGGAAACCGCGAAAGTTTCTGGGGTTCTTTGTCCGGTGGGGAAGGTACGTTTATGCCCGTAATTGATAAAACAGGTCAGCTCAAAAACAATGGCGATCTGCTTCATATCAATATCATCGAACATTTAATGGGTTCGGGCGTAACGGGTGAAAGTGTTTTGAAGGGGAACGAAGAAAAAATGGGAATCGGTCAGATGACAATCACTGCCGACATCGTACGCCACGCGGTTTCTATATCCCGCAAGGCTACGAAACAGGCTAATTTCGATACTATCCAGCAGATTAAACCTTTGATTAAAGACTGGATGGCACGGAGATTAGATTCTGATGGATTTTCTGCGTTTATTGACGCTTCCGGGATTGACACGGTTTACGCTAACTCGAAAACTTCTGTTGGTACGCTTAATGCTACCGATGGAGATAGATTCGGGCCTAACGAAATCGGATTAATTTCTCTGGCGTTGAAACGGTTAGGAGCATTACCGCTTAAAACCGGGAAAGTCAATGGCCGCACCATTCCTGTTTACGGATGTGTTTTCGGAGAAGTCGAGGATTACTGGCTTAACCAGAATACGTCGTTTGTAAACCAGATCAGGGATTCGTGGGAACGGTTCAAGGGAGATAATGGAGAACATCCGCTTTTCCGGGGAGCAGTAGGGATTTACAAGAACGTGCTTTTGTATCCTTACTACGGAAACCTGGATTTACCGCAGGGTACTCCGTTACGTCCTGAGACAACGCTTTCTGCGACTCTGGTTACTGCAGGAACAACGGCGTATGTTGGAGTGGCGGCTGATGCTAACACCAAAGCTGATTACACCGCGTTTTTCGCTTCTGCTGGTTCGTTACAGATAGAAGATGAGATAATCTCTTATTCTGGAAAAACTGTTTCTACGTTTACCGGATTAACGAGAGGTGTATCAAGTACAACTGGCGCACAGCATACAGCCGGTGCTTTGGTTACTCAGCGTAATGTTTCAACTGTAATCGGGTTTGGCGCACAGGCTCTTGTCCGGGCAATGCCGGAAGAAGCTGAGCCGATTGGCGAGAAAGACGATTACGGCGAACAGATCGGGTTGGGAGTAAGGGCGTACTATGGTTACAAGGTACGCTATTCAAAACGGCGCGCGAAGCCGGCAGCGGCAGTATTGCTGAAATGTATTTCCGATAACCCTGGAACAGTATAACATGGAGGATAAAATGAAAAAGTTTTCGTTCGTTTTAAGCCTCTTGATGGTGTTTTTACTGTCAACGGGTGCGTTTGCGGCTACAAAGGCAAGTCGTGCCGTTGTAAGTTCGGGGGTTGAACAGGTGGTAGGACTGGGAGATTTATCTTCTGGAGATACTGCCGAAGTCAATTCCGTGGGCGGAGTTGCTACCACGAGGAAAGCGGTTGCGGTTACATCGCAAATGGGAGATGCTTTGGTTTATACCGGAGCTTGCTATATTCAGGGGATACAGATATCAGGTGCTACGGCAGGGGATTCTTTAGCAGTATATGATGCAGTATCTGCTACGGGAACTCCGAAATATGATCCCCGGATAGCGGCTAATACGTCATCGGTAACAGTTGATGGTTTCGGTGCTCCGTTTACGACTGGGATATACGTTGACGCATCTGCTGCAACTATGTTTTCTACAGTGATATACGACTATTAACAAACAGTGAGGCCGGGAGCGGGGGCAATCCGCTTCCGGTTTTTTAAAATGTTTGATTTAGCATTAAAAGTGATTCTCTTTCTCTCTCCGATATGTTACCCCATCGGCAGCCCCTTGGAGACGTTTGATATGCTGTTCTTCAGGATTGCCTCCGTGGTTTTGTTCATAGCGTATCTCATAGACCGAGATATCGTCCGAGAAATATCCATAAGTACTCGATATCTTATCGCGGCGTTGATGGGCATTGGTGTGTTCAATGTTTTCGTAAATACATTTCATCCCGTAACCTTGTCATCATTATTCAATCTTCAACTTGCTTGCCTGGACTTATTCCTCATCATAACGAAATGCAAAAATCATAAATCGATATTCAAGTGGATAGTTTACGCGGGGATTGTCAATATTGTAATATTTATTCTACAGCGCGTAGGATATGATTTTATATTTGATAACGTCAAACAAGAAGTGGGAGATAAACAGCAAAGCGGGATGTTGGGGAATCTTCCGCGATTCACGACGTACTTAGCGTTGATTGTTCCTTTTGCAATATCAACAAGTTGGATAGGGGCTATACTATTTTTTCTTGTCTCGATATGGGCAATGCAGTTTCCAGTTATTGCGTGTATGTTTGTTGTGTTATTCATGCTTGCTAATGATAACAGGAAAAAGATTTTTATGGTTTCTTTGCTTGGAATATTCTGCGTGGTGTTCTTTCGCCATATCTTAACATCGTTTGATGTTCGATGGAATCAGAATGGTAAATTTGTATTAGATAAATTGTTCAATCGTCCACTATTGGGATACGGGATGGGTTCGAATCCCATAAAAGATAATGCTGAAGTTATCGGTAACAGTTTTTTACAGTTTATTGTTCAAGTTGGATTTATCGGGCTGGCATGGATTATTTATGCCATGAAGAAAATACGGGTTACGCGAGATATTGAAACCGTGGCATTGTACTCGATGTTCGCGTTAATGATGATAGAGTACCCACTTGCCATTCAGAAACTTTGGTTAACAATGATTGCGATAGTGGCGTTTGCCATTATAAAACAGGAGGAGTTATCATGCTTGTAGCCTACAAGGGGAAAAGTAAGTGTTTGATGACGGATTATAACGGGAAAAGGATTTGTTTCAATAAGGGACAGCCGGTAGAAATATCAAAAGCGGTTTACGATTCAATGTTGCAGAGTAGACACGTTGAGGTGAATGATTTAGTCCCGGTAACTGCGAGCGACGATACGGGTCATCCACATACAGTTTTAGGTATTATCGATAGTAAAAAAGAAGAAGATAAAAAAGAGAATAACAATTCCGACCATCGGGGGCCAGGAAGACCTAAATTGAGAAAATAACTTTAAGACGGAGGAAGAAATGAAAATTAAGTCAGCAATAATCTTAACCTTAGCGGCAATGTTGATTTTTTCTAATGCGTATGCGTGGAATGATTCAACAGGAACGAGAAGCAAGAAGGAATCAACGAGCGTTGATGCTAATTCAGTTGTTATTTATGGGAAATATGGAACATCTATTAGACCTATGACTGTTGATGCCAACGGATCAAGCGCAGTTGTCGCCACCCCATCTACTGGAACCCGCGTTACTCACCGCGCCACGATAACCGACACTAATGACACCTATACCTACGGTTCGGGGGATACAGAGAGAATATCTCTTGCCGGATATAAATATGCAATTGTCGAAATAAAAATAAGCGGGGCAAATGCTAGTTGGGATATTACCCCAGAATTTGGAGATGCAACAGCGTCAACGTATTTTAAGTCGACAACTAGGACAGTTACGAGAAATGAGCGTTTTGTGATTGAAGTAGACGGGGAAACGCTGTTTATGATTAGGTGCGACAATAAACAAGGGACAACTCCGACAATAACCGTATATGTTACGCCGTTTAACTAAAAGAGGAGGATGGAATGCGCGATTTAATTGAACCAGATGACGATATAATTATATATAGTTTATATTCCAGAGATGTGAAATGGGGTTTAAAAACTCCTTACGCAACGGCTGGAAACAGGATGATTTTAGTTTCCCCTAATTTTTTATCTCTTGAAAATAGCGGAGTTGTTAATGTTTTGAAATTACCGTTAGAGATAGATGTTTCTAACGCAATAAACTGGGACACAATAACTCCGACGGATTACACAGCTGCATCTGCTCGCGCAGGAAAAGATTTTTATATTTACGCATTAAAATCTTCACATGGTGCTGCCCCTAGATTTATTCTTTCCGCAGCCTCAACTTATCCCAGTGGATACACCGCGCTCAATAGCCGCAAGATCGGTGGGTTTCACTGTTTGTGTGTGAGTGTGGGCACGATCGCAAGCCATGATTTGACCGATTTTGTGGCGGGTGATGTTTTGCCGGCATCGATCTGGGATTTGAATCATAAACCAAAAGTGGCGAATCCGGAGGGGATGGTTTACTCACTGAAGGCGAATATCTGGGTAGGGATATATCTGCCATCCGGAACCGGCGCGTCAACCGCTTCCGTCAACGGCGGGACAATTTCGGATTCGCGCGATTGGATGGATTTTACCGATGATGGCGCCGCGGTGAATAAGCGTATGCTGCGGGACCGGGAATTCCAAGTTATCGCCGCAGGGTGTAATGAAGGCACCAATATTGCTGGAGACTCTGACCCGGTGACAACCGGCGGCCATGTGGACACAGCCGGCAGGCGCATGATCTCTAATATCGGATGCGAGGATTGCGCGGGCGTCATGCATCAGTGGCTAGATGAGCAAAGTTTCCGTTGTGACCCTGACGGATCAGTTACTGCGGCAGGATTAACGTCTACGATTACCCATGATGACACACCCGGGGGGAACCCTGTATACCTGAGGCAGGCGTCAAGCGGACTGTATTATCTGGCCTCCAATATGGCCGCAGCCGCGGTTGATAAATACATCGGCCCGGCAAACTATAAGATCCCGGTTAAGCATGAGGCGGGGGCCGCCACAGGCGCAATCGGCCAGGTGTATTTTGACGATGACGCGGCAAACGCGTACGAGAAATTACTCTGCAATATCTCGACGATCGCTAAGAATATATTCATCCCGACGAATAACCCGACGTATTTCCTGGAAATTAAACATGACGCAAGCGCGGCCACTAACGGCACAGCGGTTAATTTTGACGATGGCGCGGATAACCGCCTGGAATCAAATAATGCCGGCGGCGCAAACGCTACGTTTGATATTTCGCTAAATAGCCAGACATTAGCGGATTATACACTCCCCGGGTCTAAGGGAAAACTTTATAGACAAGGGACGTATGGAGACGTAAAGCTAATTGGCGGCCGTGCTTGGTTTGCTGGCTCGTCTTGCGGCTCCCGCGGGCGTCTTGCGAATACCTGGCGCTGGAATACGAATTCGATTCTCGGCTGCCAGTTCTGCGCGGAAAGTATATAATAGTCTTTGTGTGTACCTGACATGGGAAAATCGCTCTACGGACAAGGTACGACGAAAATAAAATAATCGTTGAAGGAGAGAGGGCAAGGATTGTTCTTTGCGACAATGATGGTAAATCGTTAAAGCAACAGGCAAGTGGGCGGCAGCGGTAAGAGCAATGAATAAGAGGCACTGGGTAGGTCTTTACGATACGAAGGCAGAAGCAGCATTCGCTTACGACAAGGTGGCAAACAAGCTTCATGGGGAGTTTGCTGTTCTTAATAAGGATATCTAATTACAGGAGGTCTTATGAGAGGGTTTCCGACGTATTTTAATACTAAGCAGGATGTGTTAAATGTTATCGCGGTGTATCCGGTGGAGACGAAGGCTTTTTTGAAGCGGTGCCTTGATGAGCGGTTTAGCTGGCTGCCTTCAAAAACCAAAAAGCAGGAGTTTTTGGTCGCGGGGAAGAAGGCAAGTTTTAGCTCTGCCCAAAAGATGGCTAAGGGTGAAAAATCTGTTATTGATGCTACGCACCGGGTGGTGGAGATTAAGGATGAGGCTACGAAGGAAGTTACCGAGCGGTATCAGGAGGAGTATCGGGAAGATCCGAATTGTCAGTTGTTTCGGCTGGGGTTTACGGTGGATGAGGTGGAGAAGCTGTTGGATTAACTATTAGAAAAATAAAAGTGAAGAAAATAATACTGCCTCTTATTTTTATATTTTTATACACCATTGCTTTTTCGCAAAGTTTAAGAAGCACTTGGAAAGATGTCGATGATTTAAGAGATACCGTAACCGATAAAATACCAACTATTAGTGAAACGTATTCTCTCGGAACATCAACGTCAAAATGGAAAGATTTATATTTAGGGGGAATTTTAAATGGAGATGATTTTGTTGGAAACTCTTTGACACTCACCGGAACTACTACCGACGGTTCAACCTATATCTACACCGGAAAGGACAGCTCTGGATCAACGGTAATACAGCACAACACTAACGGAAATGTAAAATGGGCTTCTCCTAATTTACGCACACTTAACCTCAGACCGGGGCTTGTAGAAAAATCAAGTAAAAGCAGTGGTACGCCAACACAGGTTTATCGTGGATGTAATACGGGGTACTCTATTCCTGTTTGGTCGACCCCTGTAAATGCGGACGAAGAATTATACTGGCGCATGAGAATACCTGTTCGATGGGATGGTACTACTGACCCTCAATTCGGGGTGTGCGTTACTTTGGCTGCAGGGGAAGATGTGGGGGATAAATTCAAGCTTCAACTTGAATGGCAAACGTCGGCTAAAGGTAACGTCATGGGTACGACAACGTCAAGCGTTGTATCTGAACAGACAATACTTACCGGACGTAATGACGCATACGACACTTACTTCGTGTTTTTTACGTTCGATGCCGACAATGTTACTAACCCGATAATCGCAGGAGAGATGCTACAAGGCAGAGTTCGCAGGATAGCGGCTTCTTCCCTTGAGGTTACAGGAGAGGTTATTGTTTGGGATTGGTCAGCTATCTGGCCCGTGGATAAAGTTTATGGCGATTGGTCAGTGAGTGCTAACGATTCATAAGGGGAGGTGATTCAGGTGGCGAAAGCAAAGAAGGTGGCAAAGAAAGTGGCGCAGAAGAAGAAACGGAAGTATAACCCGGTGGTATAGTTTTTAGGGCGGCCGGCATTAGCTTTCCGCCAATTTAATCTATCATCTATGGACTAACTAAAAATGGTAAAATCCGAAGTTAAAGACGATTTCCACAGTAATCTTGTAAAGGAACTTCGCTGGACGATAGCGATAATTACCACTATCAGCGCGGGGTTAAATTGGATTCAAAGCCCGGTTAATGTATTGGAGAAACAAAATATTGCCATTCAGACAAGACTGGACTACCTTGAAAACAATCATTTACGGCATATGGAAATTGACATTGCAAGGCTGTTTGAAACCCAAGCTGAAGCACAGACGCAGATGCAAAAGCAGTTTGATATGAGTGCGGACAATAATAAACTTCTTCGTGTTTTATTAAAAGAAAAGGTTTCACAGAGCGATTTGCAGTCAAAGAATTATGCGGATAAAGTAAGCGAAATTACGAGCGACAAGGACTACGATTTAAATTGACATGGCAGAAACTTGCGTCATATGCGGCTGGAATGTCTTGACGATAGAGCAGGCACGCACCAACAAGACCTGCGACAAGTGCGCGAAGGAACACGCGGAGATGTTTCATAGGCTCTACGATATTAAAGAAAACGCAACGAAGGAGGGTTGAGATGGCTACAGATACAAAAGCTTGGTATAAATCGAAGGGGATATGGACGGGGATAATTACCGTGGCAGTTGGTGCAGGAACAGCTATATGCCAGTTGTTTGGATATGACCTTAACGCCAATGCAGTATTCGGGCTGGTTATCTCTGTTTTGGGGGCCTTGGGGCTGTACAGCAGAGCAACGGCTGACACGAAGATAAAGTAATGGCAAACGCAATCCTGGGAATAATCGGATCGGTGTTACTCATCATCATAGGGCTGTGGAAGTGGAACGGCCGCCGGGCCGCGTACAGGCGCGAACAGGCTGAACAGGCACGAAAGGACATGGACAATGCTTCGAAAACTGGCAATCCTTCTGATTTTCTCGATTCTTTCGGGCGGCTGTAGCACCACGTCGGTATATGTACTTGACCAAGCCGAGCTTGTGCAGGTTAAGACCGGGCAGACTGTAACCGCTAAATATGATGGGTGGTTTCTTTCTCAGCGCGCAGTTGACCGGGTTATGAACGCGAAGATTAAGGCGGTAAATCTAAAATGACCCAACCATATCCCCGGAAACTCAAAAAGATAGAAAGCCTTATGTGGACGTGGCTTTATTTGATTAGGGAACATCTTGGCGCGATCTGTTTGATTGTGCTGGCGTACATCCTGGGAAGGTGGGGGAGATGACCAATATGCCCTTTTGGCTTAGGCTTATGCTTGTGATACTGACTATCCCACTGATGATGCTTTGTATTGCGGTTGGGGCTTTGGTTGATGGATGTGCTTTTTTAATAGAGCTGTGGAATGAGGTGTTTAACTGAGGTGATGATGATTTCAAAACTCTGGATAATCTTAAAGGCTCCGTTCATCCTACTCTGGGCAATGGTAATTGTCGGGGGAATGTTTTGGGTTGAGTGGTTTCGGCAGGAATGGGAGGAAGCGATATGATATTATGGATAGTGGTGTTATCGATTCTAGCCGGCATTTTTGGCAGGATGGGGGGCATTGGCAAGCCGTTTAAAAGTTGGATGAGAGATTGGATTATCCCATTATTTTTTTCAATCGCGGTATGGAGATGTGGTTTTAGCTTGGGTTATTGGTGGGTATTGGTTATCAATTATATTCCTCTAGGGGGTTCGCTTACAACCTACCTAGACAGCATCTTTGGATATGACAATTTCTTTGCAGCAGGGTTTATGGTTGGGGTTTCGTCATTCCTGATTCCATTATTTACCGGGCATTGGTGGCTATTTGCGATCCGGGCGATACTCCTTGCGGTAATATGGGGTAGCCTTAACCGGTGGCTCCCGGAACGCATACTTTTCTGGCATAGGGATACAGTAGAGGAGTTTTGTCGGTACGCGGCGGTTATTGGAACAGCGCCGATGTTAATATAAGGGGGTAAATATGGGATTGGGTCTGATACGCGGTAGCATTTGTACGGCGATAAGTGATAACACGGGTGATGACAGTATTGACGCACGGGTGAAGATACGGCGGATAATCAACCGGCGCGGACAATCTTTCTGCGATATTACTAATTTTCCCTTTCTCCGCAGTGATATTTCTTTATCAATAACCGTTCTGGCGCATACATATTCCGGGGCAAGTTATCTTCCTACTACGTTTAAGCGCGTTGTGGCGGCGTATCTCTTGGATGGTTCTGATCGGACACCATTAAAAGAGGTTGGAATCGGGGAATGTTACCAGTGGGGAAACCCGAACGATAATCAAGGTAAGCCGGATGAATTTTGTATAAGCCGGATTGAAGATGGGTACTGGGAAATAAAGTTTAATCGGCTGCCGGACGCTTCTTATACGGTTTATTTTGAGATAGAATTGCATTGGGTTGATGTTGATGAAAGTTCATCCGGGGATAGCACTGAATTGTTGATAACGAAAGACTACTACGATTATTTTACTCATTATTGCTGTATTGAACGGTTTGCACAGCAGGGAGATACGGAGAATTATCAAATATACGATGATAAATGGTTTAATCCTACAAAGCCGCAAACAAGTTTGCTGACGAAGATGTTAAATAAATTATCTTCTCCGGTTAAACAGCGCGCGGTACAGGTGGATATGGAAATGTGCGGGAGAGTATTTGACACTACCATAAGTGATTATACTACGGAGAAAGCATGATAAGCCGGTCATTTTTACCTGCTATATTTGCAAAGAATTTTAAAGGGGTAAACTGCAAGGATTCTCCCGAAAATATTGACGATGCTGAATGGTCGGAAGATTCTATAAATGTTTACTCTGATCCGCAGGGAGCTTTAGGTTCGCGGCCTGGATTCTCTGCGCTGACTACAGCGTCAATCGGTTCGGCAACGGCATGGTGTGGATTCTATCAATTCGACAAACACGCCGGGGGATCAACAACTCCATATTATATTGGTGGTGGTTCAGATGGAAAGCTATATCATTACACATCAAACTCATTTGTTAATATATACACCGGACTTTCTACAACCGATGGTATAAATGCGCGGTATTCATTTTTTGCACTTGATAACACGGTTATAATTTCTCATGCAGGAAACGCGGCTATTGCATGGACAGGATCGGGTTCAGCGGCAACATTTGCAACGTCAATTACTGCTGATTGGGGGTTAGAATGGCAAAGATACGGGTGGCTTCATTCAACCGTTGATCCCCGGCTTTTATACTACTGTACCACGTTAGGTGATCCCGATTCAGCTTATACCTCATTTATGAATTTTGATGATGACGGAGAAAAGGTAACCGGAGCTTGCAAACAGGGTGATGATTTGTTGGTAGGAAAACAGAACAGTTTGTACCGTTTACAGTACAGGGGAACAACCCCTTTATTCAAAAAATATAAAGTGCCATCAAAGACGGGCCCGGTATCTCATTTCACAATGAAAGAGACTCCAGATGGAAGGGTAATATTTCTTGCCCCGGATTGTAATTTCTATATGGCAAATGGGGATGATGTTTCTCCGTGTGGGGATAACATTCAGAAGTATGTTCAAAAAGGAGTTTTTGCGCGGCTTCAATACGCAGTTTCTGGGATGAATTATAATCGTTCACAGTATTGGTGTTCATTCAGTTATACTTCCGGTGCAACACAGAATGACCGTACTCTTGTTATGGACTGGTCAAGACCGTATGCCGACAAATGGGGAAAGATTCAGTATCCGTGGTTTATCTATTCAATCGGGGCTAACTGTTTTGCTGAGGTTACGGTATCCGGTCAATCGTGGCTATATCATGGTGGATATACAGGGAAAATGTATAAGAACGATACTGGAACGAACGATAATAGCGTAGCGTTTGCTTCAACTTATAAATCAAGGATAAATTCTTTTGGAGATCCGACATTGGAAAAGAAGTTTGAGAACATTTCTTTGTCTTATGTCCGTAAAGGAGATTGGGATTTAAACGTACAACTTGTATGCGACGGTAACGCGAATACCGAAAAAAGTATTTCTCAAAGTATGCTTGGTGGTTTAGGATACCAGACATTATTTGACGTGGCAAAATTTGATGAAGATTATTTTTCTTCTGAAAGTGATATTGATACTACAAGAGAGATATGTCGGCAGGGAAGAAGTATTCAAGTTTCAATGGGAACAACCGGACTTGATGAAAGTTGGCTGGTGTATATGTATGGGATAAACGCTAAGGGGTTGAGACGGGGAATACGAACGAGGGAAAGCTAATGTTAAAAATATTGCCGTTAGTCCAGGGGAATTGCCCGATATGTAATAAGAAGATAATGAACGAGACAAAGACTGCGTTTATCAATGGAGGATTCGAGTTCTTTGTTAAATTCCAAGACGATACAAAGGCGCAGTTTTCTATTTGCGAAGATTGTTATTCCAAGATAACACAGGAACAGCTTGACGGGATATTGAGAAGCCAGATTATGAATTGGGGAATGGAAGTGGAAGCTCAGTTGCGGTGGTATTATACGCAAGCAGTGCATTTAAAAATAGTCAAACACGCGAGGGATAAAAATGGAATATAGACTTAATATCCGCGATTTATCAAATCCTAAAGACATAGCTAAACTTATTTCAGCAATAGCTGAAATAGCTTCACAATTATCTGTAATTGAAAATAGGACTTCTGACCCAAGCACTCCGGCAACGGGACAGATTTGGTACAGAACGGATTTATAGTATGCCGACGCCAACGTGGGATTTAACTAATCAGGATTGCGATGCTTTAGATGGAGGATGGTCGAGCGCTGTAACAGGTTCGGGGACGGTAAGCCTTGTTATCGAAGATGGGCGCTCTTGTTATAAAATGTACTGTCCTGGGTCTGCTACAAGTGAAGCAAGAGTAACAAATCCAAGTATTTCATGGACAACAGCATTAACTTATGAAATTGTTTATAAGCTTGCTGACGTTAATCATATGGGATTTGTTTCTGGTTTAGAATTTTGGGGAGCAAATAATAGCGATTATTTTTTTAGTAGCTGGCGAGAGTTTAACACTGCCATAAATCCTTATCCAGTAGTTAAAATAAATAAATATGGTGGCACTGAAATATCGGGATATTATGACGGTTCAAGTAGTTCGTGGCATACGGCTCGTATTGTATGGAATAATGGATATGTTACGATATGGATAGATGGATTTCTTATCCATGATAGATACAATGTGGGTACAACTACGGCGTATTCCACTCCACACCAATTAGGGATTTATTTGATATGTTTAACCGGTCATGCAGATGCAAATATAACGGTGTATATTGATAACATTAAAGCTTCATCAACTGCGGCGGAGCCGGATGTGGTCACACCCATAAAAATTCAAGGACAAAATATTGTTTCACGAATAGCGCAAAAAGGCGGGGCAGGATGGGTCGCTCAATCTCCGTTACGGTATCAAAAAACAAACTGTAAATTTTCTAATAATTTAATATACGAAATCCCATTAGTTGACGGAGGAGATGCGGATGGAGTTGGAGCAGACTCATTAGCAAGCTATGTAAGAATATATGACGGGACAGACGTTAAGGCTTTGATGAAATTACCGACATTTTAAAGGAGGAATTATGGCCGCATTAAGTATGACAAGAAAAACGGCGAACACACTCATTACAGCTACCGGATTCAATTCAAATTGGGATGAAATTGAGGCTGTAATAAATGCGCTTACCGTAGATAATTTTGCGGATGATTGTATTACCGCCGTTAAGTTAAATTCCGACGTGGTGCGGACGAATTATGGGCTTGCTCAACATACCGACGGGAGTTTATACGTCGATGTTTATGGCGTAATGGTAAACGCTGGGACTAACGGCGTGGAATGGGGACGAGCAGGAGATATGCTTTTATCATCTTCAGCAGTTACGCCGGATGGATTCAGTGATGTATCCGCGACTTATGAAGGTAAATTCATACGCATATCCGCAACGGCGTTGACGGCTGGCGGAGCGGATACGCATACTCACGCGGTAGGGAGCTTTGCGGCAGATAGCCATACGCTGAGCGTTGCGGAAATGCCAGCGCATACCCATTATATGTCAGCAGGTTCAGGAGGTGTTAATAACGGAAGCTATAACTATGCGTCCTCAAATGATACATTGGTTAGTACAACCATAATATCACAATCAACCGGTGGCGGTGGGGGACATACTCACACAATTTCAGGAACATCGGCAAGTGGAAGCAACGTTCCGGTTTATGTTTCATTAAAGGCATATCAAAAATCATGAACCCCTTAACCCTATTCCAGCCGAAACACAAACGTAACCAGGACTTGAAAGAGCGCGTCCTCAAGAATAAGGAGGCGGTGCTTGATGTGATGGCGAGCAATATTCAGGGTGCGAAGCAATGCGAAGCACTCATGGGCGCTAAGTGCCTGGGGCAATTCTGCGAAAAGTTTTTAGAATTTAAAACTAAGAATGATGCGACAGGGCAGGAGACAAGTTACTGGCGATGTGCGCATATTCAAACACCCTTGTTAATTATTGAACTTATACAGAACGTCCGCGAGACAAACATATTATTAACTGAACTTATAAAAAAGGGGGGATGATGAGACGAGGATTTAGGTTATTATGGAATATTTTAAAAGACGAATCTGGGCTGTGGAATTTTGGAAGTACGATATTCTCTGGGTTGGCTGATAAAAAAGCTCAAGAAGAACGCGGGGATATTCCACAAATACAAAACTGGCAAAATACTGACCAGATAAAAACAGCATTATCAGGACAGATTCTGGGTGCATTGAACGGGAAAAGTAACTATAAATATAATCCCGCGTTTGAAACTGCTCAACCGGAAGTTGAAGCGGCGGCGCAGAAGAATATTTTAGGATACTTAAATAATCCTACATCAAACGTAGGAGACTATGGAGAAGCAACAAAGAAATATTCCGACGCTATGAAAGCAAGCATGGCTGAGACATATGCGAAAGAAATGGATGATACAAAAAATATGTATAATCGGTTAGGTCTTGTATCATCTACGCCGGGACTTACCGCTCAGGGAGACGTAAGCCGAAAACAGGCAACCGAATCAAATCTTTTTGATTCTCAGTTGATGTATCAGAATCTTGACAGACAGTTACAGGCACAAGGGATGGACGTTAACCAGATGAATGATTACCTTAACCAAGCTCAGGTATTAGGGCAGAATCAACGCGGATATCAACAGAACGCAATTAACCTTTCGTTGGCTGATCAGCAACAGGTTGAAAATCTTGCTATGCAGTATTTACAAGCTGGAGCGGCTTCTCCTGCAGAAGCGTACCAAGCGGCATTAGAAGAATGGGCGCAACCGAACAAATACGATAGAATCAGCGCAATGTGGAACGCGCAATCAGGATTTTAACTAAAACGGGAGGGTTTATGTGGTGGCTTGGAAGTATATTAGGAAATAGCAAAGATCGGGGTAATGAGGTTAGGACTGGATATGCTGGTACTCAGAATGTTCTTGGAGGAAGGAATCCGGGGACACAGATAACCGGGCAAGCCAATGAAGAACAAAACCAGAGTGGCGGAGGTAACGGGTTAATGGATATGATTATGGGTATGCTTGGCAACAAAGGCGGAGCTATCCAGGGTGGAGCAGGGGGAACGAATACCGGAACACAGACACAGAACATTTTAGGAAGAAACAGAACTTTCGGAACGTGGTCGCCATACAAATAATCAGGAGGGATTATGGTTCGTGATCCTAATTGGGGATGGATAGACAACGCCAGGGCAGAAAAATCTAATTTAGGGGAAAATGTGCTGAGCGCGATTATACAGAACAAAATGAAGCAGGGGCAAGCCCGGGCAACGAATGCTGATGAGTTGCAGAATGCGATTGCGTTGGCGAAGGCTAAAATATCGCTTGAGCAGGAAGCAAGGCAGAATAACATCAAGAATTTGCAAGGAGTTTTGGGGGGTGGCGCTGATAATTTGGGAGTTAATGCCGGCGGGATGAGCGATTATACCGTTGACCCAAATTATGCTTTTACGGGAGAGGGTAAACCGTTGATGTTGAGACCAGACGTAGAAAGACAAAGGAAAGTAGCTGATGCTCGTGCGTTAGAAGAAGGGAAACCATTATCTGCCGAATCAGCGGGTAAACTTGCTATGGTTACTCAAGCAGAAAGCGACTTAAATGAAGCGGAAAATTTACTTTTTCCAGGAGGTAAATTTTCTCCAGGAATGGCGTTTCAAACAAATTTCCCGGGTGGAGGAGTTCCCAGAACAGAAGGACGACAGGCATTTTCTAAGGTTCTCAATGCTGTTAATGCAAAGTTGCGGATAGAAACCGGAGCGCAGGCTAACCCAAGTGAAGTAAGAAATATCTTAGAAAGATTTCTTCCTACGGTTAGAGATTCAGAAGAAACTGCAAAAGATAAATTCAGAAGATTAAAAGAGTTTATGGCTACCACAAAATCAATCATTGATCCAAGAGGAAGATTCAATCAAGACGGGTTAAACAATAATCAACCCGCTTTCACCGGTGGACGATCAGCGCAACCGGCGTTTACGGGAGGCGGAGATAACACAAACGATGATCCATTAGGACTGAGGTGATAAAATGCCAGTGATTGAATTACAGAATCTTAGAAATAAGTATCCTCAATACAAGGATATTGATGATATGACGTTAGCCACAAAGTTAGCGTCTAAGTATCCGCAGTATGCCGACTTGGTGGACAAAGTTAAAGGGGAATCACTACAAAAAGTGAAACCGGATATGCTTGATATTTTGGCTGGGAAAACACCGGAACAGCTAAAACAAGAAGGAATTGACCTTTATCGGGGTGGGAGTAAGACTAAAGGAGATATTGCCCTTGCAGAATCCGCTCTTTTGAGTACCGCTAAAGAAGCGGCCGGATTTCCTCTTGAGATGGCTAATTTGGCAGGTTTTGGGCTTCCCAGGGCCGCTTTAAAGGCTTCCGGTACTGATTTCCCAGAACAAACCAGTATTCCAGGGAAGATCGGACGTGGTGTGGGTGGTTTTCTTGGATTTATGAAAGGCCCCGGAGCTTTAAATCTTAAAACCGCTTCTGCTGTATCAAAAATACTTCCTGCGGCAACAAAACCAATATTTAATAAGATCGTATCTCAAGGAGTTGCAGGAGCAGTTACCGGAGCGGCCATAACTCCCGAAGGTGAAGATATTGTTAATTTACCAGAACGGGGGAAACAAGCAGCTATCAGCGGAATTATTCAAGGAGCTTTACCAGTTGCGGGTAAAGTAATTAAGAAAGGAATGGAAGGGGTAAGAAAAGGTGGTGCTTTTCTGAGTGGGATAGAACAAGATACTTTAAATGAGGTTTCTCAGAAAGGTTTTCGTAAAGTTTTACAGCAGAAATATTATAACAAAAAAATGCCGGAAGTTATACAATTACGGATTGAAAATAACTTGTCTAATCTTGAAGATGCAGCAGGAAAAAAATACGATCAGTTGACCGCTCCACTTCGTCAAACACCGTTTGATATGGCGCAGTTAAGGGGTGAAGTTGCCAAACTTGCAACTAAAGCTAAGATAAATCCTTTTAATCCCGAAGGTATGCCAAAAATAGATCAAGAAATAATTGATGGTATTGTGAATAAAGCCCAAGTAAAAAATCTTGGCGATGCTTTGGATTTAAGACGTTTTCTTGATGACAAGATATACTCTCCGCGCGGAGAACTAGAAACTTCATTTGGAAAAAAAATAAGAGACGTTCTTAATAAAGAACTTCACAAGAATAAAATGCTTGAGCAGACTGATAAAGACTGGGCTGGATTAAAAAGTTCATTGAAGGAAGGTAAAAAGGTTATCGGAGAAACGGGGGAAAAGTTTCTTGCACGATTTTCAACTTTAACATCAAAACAAAAAGATTTACTTGTTAGACTTGAAAAAGAGATAGGCGGAGAACCATTTATGGAAGATTTGACGAATTGGTCTTTAGCAAAACAGTTTACATCTAAGGCCAGTCCATCAGGTTCGATAGGAGGATTGATCTCTAAAGTATCAAAGCCAATGTTCCGAGGATATTTGCGGACAGGGGAAACTATAAAAGAAAATGCACAACCATTATTTACCGGGGGAAAACAAGCGTTGATTAAATTAACGAGGTAGTCCGGTTACTGAATGGAATAGATTGAAACCCAAGAAAACAAGCACTATTATTAAAATAAAACCAACTAAGAGAAAAAATATTCCTTGAGTAAGAAACCATATTCCTTTAAAAAAAGAATAACTTGTGTTATTTTCCATAATTAAATTATAACATATTCTTGATTAGATTTCAAGAGTTCATCCCCTTTTAAGTTCCCCCGTCTCAAAATCAATAAACATCTTTTCATCTTCGTTGATGAGATATTTATTCGCTATGTCATGCCAAAAATCCATTAATTCCATTTCTGGCTTAGCATGGTCTTTTATCAACTGGTTAATTGTGGAATGATAAATATTTCTTACAGCGTGGAGATACTTGCACCGGTATATTTCTTCCGGGGTAACTTTTGATATTACTTCACCGTGTTTAAGGTTTTCGGGCATTTTTCATCCGGTATATGTAAGAATCAATTATCGGGGTAGTCAAAGTAGCACAAGAACAAGAATTCTGTATTTCCCATATACTTCCAGGTTTTATTATTTCAATATTAGCATAACGAGAAGATGCTTTCTTTTTATTCCAAACAAAAACAGGGAATAAAAAAGGAAAGAGTTTTACCCAGAATGTTTTAGGTTCCCGATACTCAATATGATTAGCGGGTATTTCTTCTGTTGTCTTGAGACGATAAATCTTGTTTGTTTCTATGCTTTTTATTATTATATACCTCATTTCTTTTTACTCCTTTCAATATTTTCTATCATCTCCAGATTATGTTTTGCTTCCGGTTGGTCTGGCTTCAACCGCAAACATTCCTTTAAAAATAACTTAGCCGTAACAAAGCATTTCTTGTCAATCTCGTATGCTCCCAGGTTGCCGAATCCTATATGATAGCCGGGAAATTGATTTACCGCACCACGGGTAATAAACGCCGCTTCATCCTGCCGGCCGGTATTCCTCAATATTTGACACAGCCGGTCAATAACCATCAAGTTCTGTCTGATTGATAGATACTCCCTAAAATGCTGTTCCGCTTTCTGGACATATTCCGGTTTTCCCGTTTCCATCATCGCTTTCTGATAGTACGCCTCTCCCATCTTCTGCAACATCATGCACTCAGCCTGTACAACGTCCATCGGGATATTGGAAAGTTTAAACTCTTTGAGGTCATAAATTGGTTTTAATACATCCAATACCTTGTCATAGTCTTTCTCTCGCATTAACAGTTCAGCGAGATTAACCGCCGCTTCCGGGTGTTTCCACTCATCATACGCCTTTAAAAACGATTGCTTGGCCGCCGCGTCCTGTTTTGCGTCCATACAAGCCACGCCGCGCAGGACCCACATCTTAGGTAAGAGCGGATCATCATTCTTGAGAGGAAACTTTTCAAAGCACTCATCAACGTATTTCACCGCCTTGAGCATATTTTCATATCCGCCGATTATCAGCAGACAGTTGACAATATGGTAATACGTCAATGAATGAGCGCTATCCTGTAAATCTTGGAGCAAGAATTTGTAATTCCGCAGATTCTTTTCTTTCCACGTTTTTAGGTTTAAATATCCCATGTGCTGTATGGTGATATTCGTTGTGGTAAGTTTTGACCCGGCTTCGTTCATGGAAGGCAAAATATCCTCATGGACACGACCCCGGAAACGATATTCTTTTTTATTCTTGAATAGATTTGTATGGAAAATCATTTCTTCCGTCCCTATCTCGGTACGAGAGCGAAGCTGGAAACGGAATACGTCAATATCGGGATTAAATAGAATGATGTCTCTTGCCCCCATCATATGCAACACAACATCATCTACATCACACCACAACACATAATCTTCTTCATTCATATCTAACGAACGATTACGCATCTCTGAAAAATTAATAAATTTACAATATTCCCATTTTATCTTTAGCATCTTTATCCTTTCTTTGCGTTTTTATGAAATTTTAAATGTTCAGAACGGCTTGAAAATAATCTTAAATTTTCTAATCGGTTATCGCTCTTAATTTCATTAAGATGATGTATTTCTTCTTTGGGTTTTAAAAAACGACTTAAAAACTTCTCCATTACTAATCTATGTTCATAAACATTACCATCACAATCAGTAAAAGGATGATAGGGAGAATACATCCTAACATAGCCATTACTTATATGAGACTTAAGACGTTTTGCCGTTCCATAACATTTACGGCTACAATATTGAGCTTTATATTTAATTCGTAAACGAATAGCCTTAATATAAAATTTTTTATGGCATATTTTACATTCTATATAGACCTTTTTTGAAATCCGATATTTTCTTTCGCAATCTTTACCACAAAAAGTCTTTTTATATATCTGAGAAAACGCTCTATAAAATTCATTTCCACAATAAAAACATCTTACTCCCTTACTTCTGTATCTTCTTACAACCGAATATCTACATTGATTACTACAATATAAAGCTCCTCCTTTTTTTATTCGGCTCAAATAAACCTCAAAAGATTTTCCACACTGCTCGCAAATTCTTTTTACCATATTATACCTCCTTTTAAGACTAAGAAAGTATAACATATCAAAATTACATTGTCAATAATCATGATTTAGTATTATCGAAGTGTATATTCTCAAATTCTTTAACCACCGCTAATAGTTTTTTAATCCTCCACGGTTTAGGGTAATCCTTATAATTGAATACTATATTTATACTATCAACAACAGGAGCAATACTTTTTAAACATCTTCGCAAAACTTCAGGTTTCTCGCTATCGGCACATATCATTGATAACCCAACCGTTTTATATTTACAAATTCGGTTTAAAAACAATTTCTGATTATGCGCTAAAAGTTTTTTGTAAAACTCATCTTTTTTAGGTTTATCCGGTGAAAATGTTTTTGAAATATAATGGTGGACAAAACAATTACCTGCGACCTTCATTTTATAACCCTTTTCAATTACTTTGTAACAAAGTTCATTATCCTCGAAGCATCCCACTCCGTATCCACTCCATAATCCCCCTATTTCATCCCACTCCGATCGCTTAATTAATGCGCAGAAGAACACAAGGAAATTAACGTATTTATCTTCTTGAGAAAACCGCTCCGCAAACTTCTGCAATTCAATCGGATTATTGTAATTGCAGGGTATTGGTGATGCGTTATTACCGGATGACGCATTACAGTATGGCCCCACAATCGCAACCGATGAATCAGACTTGATACAGCGCAACATTTTTTCAAGCCAGCCTGCGGTTACGATAGTGTCATTATTAAGCAGGCATAAATACTCACCTTGCGCTATCTCAGCGGATTGGTTATTCCCTTTTGGGAAACCTACGTTTTCTGCATTGTAGATCGCGCGGATCATCCCCGACTTCTCAAGTCCCTGCAAATATTCCTTAGTTCCGTCGGTAGATGCGTTATCAACCACGATTACTTCAAATGGAGATTTTGCCTGTGATGTGTATAGGAAAACGCTATCAAGGCACTGCCGGGTATATTCGATATTATTGTACGCAAGAATGATAATTGATACCATGTTATTTTTCAAGTTTCCTCCGTTTGTGTTGGTTACTTGTTTGCTAAAATATGCGCCTGATTCTCCAGTCTAACGATAGACAACGATTTTAACCCTCTTGTTTCCCTGTAAAAAACTTCTTTTTGTTGCGGCATCAACCTATTTGGACATAACCCCCACTGATAAATGTTTTCTTGGCTGTCGATGTGAAATGTCTTACCGAACATCCTTTGTCTTTTGAGGTTTTTTATTGTCATTCGCTCCCCCCTCCTGGATTAGCTACCGACCGTTTAAAAAAATATCATCACTGCTTTTCTGCATCCTTTCTATATTGTATTTTTGTTCTATGCTGCTGATTAGCCCGAGAATAACATAAGAATTGTCCTGTTTTTTTTCTTTGCAAGAACAACAACCACAAAGGAATAGGCAAGCAAGAATTATAAATTGTCTCATTTTTTGTCCTTGATTTTGTCATTGTTTTCTATATGTCTAACTTCGACATAAATAGTTATAGCGCAAATGATAGCCCCGATAAACAATAACACGAATCCCCAGAAATTGTTTTTGATTATGTCAATGATTTTGTCCATCAATCCCTCGTATCCCAACTCTCCGGTGTTTTGTCCTCGTCCTTGTCTGGAAACCAACAATCCCATATTAGCAGTGATGGGGCGATCATGGCGATGATGATTTTACGAAGCATTTGACGCCACCTTCTTATTTCCTGTTTTTGGGGCTACGGATACACCTGTACAATGCGTTTCTTGCCCGTATTTGATGATAAAAACCTATGCTGTAGGAATTATTTGCCCTTTATCCGGAAAGGACTATAGGGCAACAACGGGCAAGTATCAATTTCGCACACATTACTTTCACCCATTCCGTTGCAATCATAGCACTTAGCTTTAACCGATTGTGAACGAGTTATTTTTTCGCCTTTTAAAAACTTTACAAGTTCCTTTTTACCTTGTCTTTTTGGTCCTTTTTCTGCGCTTCTGAGCATATCATTTTTCATATTTCTCCTTTAGCGGATATTTTAGCCATTACGCCACCTCCAGAACCACAATAACACGCGGATTAACTTTGTCAATTCCACCATACAAGTGCTTGACCTTAATCTGCCGGTCGTTGGGGATTATCTCGTTTTTCTCCATGAGATCGCATAGCAACTCATCGGATAGGTCGCTCAGCGGATTCCGATAATAAATCCATGCGGTAAGTGCAATCGCCTGTTTTTTGTCAAACTTCCCCTTTGGCACGCCCTTCGTCTGCATAGCAAAACTGCGTTCATAATCCAAAGCATCAGCACTTTTTACTATAATCGGCCGGTTAGTCTTTCTGTTTGTGAATATCCTTCGGGAATTACTTTTCCTCGGCAAGTTACCCAAAACTACAAACTCAACTTTGGTCATTTCTCCCCCTTCTTCAAATAGTCCACTATGGCGGTGGCTAAATACTTAAATGCAAAGTTACCAGTTATAAGTAGGCTGGTGGTATGATTCCATACAAAAACAAAATCCTGTATTACTTTTTCAATTTCCTCCACCTCCGGCACTTTCCTCTCCTCCAGTTTACATTTTTCTGCTGGCGCATAGCATACTGGACATTGTTTCCCTATTTTTTTCCAATGGATTCCACAGTCAGAACACGTTTCTACATTTTCATTCCACTTTTCTTTATCCTCCAGTTTACGTTTGAGGTCGGAGATTTCCTCTTGTGTTGATTTAATGGTTGATTCTAAATATCTACATTGTTCTGGAGTAAACTGATAGAAAAACTTAAAAGTTGATACTTCTTTTTCTAATGTCTTTTTTTCTTCTGCTAGTTTATTGTATTCACTTTCTAATTTGGTATACGCTTCGACTTTTGCTGTATATTCTGAATCTTCACCCTTAACCAATTTCATTAACAAATCTCTAATCTCCTCATCTTTCTTCGCCATGAGTGAGAGATAAGCCGTATATCCTTTTGCTATTGCATTGTTATATTCAGCTATGCCACAATCACATCGATAATTATCATCCTCCATTTTCCAACAATCGGAATGATGTTCTTCTGCTTTCGGAAACTCCGCCCCCGCATCGAGGAGGGATTGAGCAAGAGAAACCAAGACTTTAAACCATTTGGTAACTGTCATATCATCGTCTATGTTGTCACCATAATAACTTTCCATACCTACAATTGCCGCTCTCACTTCATCCGTTGATGGGGTCATGGTTTATTTTCCCTTTCCTTTGCAGTCAGGACATTCTACTTCTTCCGGGCCATCTTCACATTCACAAGCCCCTAAACTTTCTCCGCAAACATTACATTGTCTCCCTGAGCCATTACACCGAAAACATCTTGGTGATATTCTTTTATTCATCTCTCAATCCTCAAAAATTTCTTTTATGCCACGGACAAAATCTGCTCCCGATATACATTTCAATGTTTCTTTTAATATCTCATCCCGGATGGCGAGTTTAACTTCGTTTTTTATCTCGATACCTCTGGATGAATTAAACACGCCCTTTGGTGTTTCACTCCATAACATACTTGCTTCCCCGATTGCTTGTCCGACTATTTCGTCAATCTTCCCCATCTTTACGGCTCCTTGATTAGCGGAACGTCAATCCATCCCATATTGTCACCGTTAATCCATGTGTACATCTGTAATATTTTCTTCCCATCACGTTCAATGAATCTTAGTCCTCTTATGTCCATCACTCCTCCAATCCCGCCCGGAGATAGCAGGCAGTGGCTTTTCCGTAATAACACCATTTAAAAGCGTCATCTCCCATATCAATCCAAATCTGTCTCTGCGTCTTAGGCATAGATTCCTGAGCATTTATCATCGTAACCCCGAACAACACCGCTAATACTGTGGATACAAATAGTAGTCTCATATTCCTCCCGGGTTAAATTGTCAAAACATCAAATCACTGGCTGGAACGAACGGGCCACACATAATTGTAGTTGCCCTCGACATCGAGGCCCACGCCACCGATGCTGAAGCCCACGTACCACGCGGAGCCCACAGAGAAGGCGCACGGGGTTCTGGTCCAATACCAGGAGCTGTGTGCATTAGTAAATATTTGGTCAATCGCTGGAGAGTATCTTGTAAGATCAACGATGGTCAATAATTCCTCGCGTGTAGGTAATCGCCAATCCTTGTGCCCCGCAAAATCCAGCTCTTCACACGCCTTAACAGCGTCTTTCCATACCAGCTCGTTTTTAAATCCCGGGATAGACGTTGGATCTTTTATCCACGTCAAACCTGTTTTAGTGTCTGTCACCGTGTTATCACCGTTGTCTTTATATCTATCTTCCATCATTCCTCCTTTTTATTTCGCGAATCTTGTTTTCAATTTCTAATATAAGCATAAATTCAGATCCCACCACGTGACAAACTCTTTTCAGCTCCGGGAGTCGCTCATTACGCACCACCTTGACGTAATCCAGCGATTTTATAAACCGAGTGAAAATGTTTCGTCCTGGGATTCTGCACTCGTTCCGTAACGACGTTAATTCCTTCTTTCCTGAGGTCCCGAATTTTCTCCCGAATAGAAATGCAACCGTTGAATTTTCTTACTGCTTCGTGAAACGTCAAACTATTACCGGTCATAAGATATTGGAGGATTCTTGATTTATCGCTCAGTTTCTTCATCATCACCTCTTGTTGTGGATGGGGAGGCAGGATTTTTACCTGCTAGGCCGATTCAAAGGGTCTGCCCAGTTCAGATACCATTTCTGGTCGAGAGTCCTGGATGAGTATCCACCGTCTATCGGTTATTGCGGAGTCAAACCGCTCTCTCTCGTTGTTCCGCGTGTTCATCACGCCACTCCCCACCCAGCAATCATTATTGTCCCTTAGTTTCTGATTCAGGGTTCTCACCGGTTACTTCTTTATCAGTAAAAGTTATCGTCGTACCATGCGAGTAAGAAAACGATACGTCAATCTCTTTGTCCGGGAACATCGGAGAGTATTTATCTGACAATATCTGCTTAGTTTCTTTTTCTGTCAACTTGATTTCTATTATCATCATCAATCCTTTCTTTGGTTATAGTTGGTGGTTACGCTGTTAAATTCCTAAAACTAACAATCTTTGCCTTTACATCATCATGGACAACATTGTTCCGGTCAGTCCATTTGTTAGGCTCATGAACAACTTTAGCCGAAACTGTGCGTCCTTCGATGTCTTCAACTTCCCAGTCATAAACCTTTTTCTCTTTCTGGGTAAATTCTTCAATCTCGATTCTTGACTCAATTCCTACCGCTTCAATCAGCTGGCGGAGTAGCCATCTTTTTCCGGGGATATTTGTTAAATCAATCTGCATACCCTCGCCGGCATCAAGCGCGGAAACAACATCAATGGTATATTTCGGATTGTTTGACTTGCTTGTTCCTGCTACCATTTTAACAATTTCAATATCAACCCATCCCTCCGGCGGTGTCCATCTGTTTGTACCAACATCATCACTAAAATCATCTCCTATTGGCATTTTTAGCCTCCTATTTTTTTAACTACTTCGGTTAAATCAGAACAGAAATTTTGAAGCTCAACAGCAAGTATGCTCTGAAATTGTTTGTTCGGTTCAACGCGGATGATAAACGGTTTTATTCCCGGATAGTATGAACAGAAATCCACATATGCTCGTCCAGTAACAAATAATTGACCGTTTACTTGCAAAAAATATTCCGTAGGTAACTTGTTTTCCATTAAGTACGATACATGGGTTTCCGGTTTCGGACATTTAATTTCCAGTAATCCATCGTCATCAATCAACCCATCCGGGCTGGCTCCAACGATAAAATCTCCTTCGGTTACGCAGAATCCTACCTGCACTATTGACTTACCGGAAATAACCTCATACAACTGCCGGGCTTCCGATTCTGTTTCTACACCTTTCAGCATCGCCGCACTCTGATACGTTTCTTCTGTCCTACCCGCAATTCTTTCAGCCGATAATTGATACATATACTTTTCACGAGAAGCAGAACGCTTTCCGGTAGTGGTAATTATTTTGTCAAAACATGATGATGTGGGAATCCCAAGTCTTGCTAAATACCATGAAGTTTCACCTTGTACGCAATCAATAACTCTCATTTCGCCACCTTATTTTTCTTCTTATTCTGCAAGGCAATCATGGCTTTCTGGTAATCTTCTTTCGGGAGTTCTTCGAGTTTTTCCACTTTGAGATATTTAAAAAATACCTCATTTTCTTTGGCTGATAAATTAAGTTCAGCCAGCAGGTCAAGGATTGCGTTACCTTGCTCTTTGGTGATATACTCAACCGCTTTTTGACCTGATGCTCTACCGTCATCATCCATATCCTCGGTAGCAAGTCCGGTCAAAGCAAGCAAAGTATAGCGTTCAAGATAGGTAATTGTTGACCCTATAGCCTGTATGGAGTTTTTAGATCCGCTGGAATCAGCCGCCGCCGAAAGAGTGGTTTCTTCGCTATGCCCTTGCATATGAGTTATCCGGCAAGTAACCATAATAACCTCGTTTTGTTTGGTAGTCCACGACGCAGAAAGACCATGCTTGCTAAGCTCCGCACCGATTTTCTTTGTTACATTTCCCAGGGAAGCATGATTATAATGTGTGTTCCCATAAGAAACTTTTTTGTCCTTATCAATCTCCGGCGGGTTAGCTTTAAAATTAGCCATCGCCTTATGGTATGACTTCCGTGCTTCGTTTGCATCAAACCTCTCTTTTATCTCAAGCAGTTTTTCCAACTTAGAAAGGTCAACCCCTTTGTCAATCGCCATTTCAATTAAACTGCTTGGCGACTTTCCCACCTCAATTATTTCTTTTTTGTCTTCCATCCTCTACCTCCCCTAAAATAAAAATGCCTCAGCCGGGACAATAAAGATTGCTCTGCCAGAAGCTCCCGGACTGAGGCGATTAGACAAAAAAATACCGGCGAGGTTTTCTTTCTCGTCGGTTAGATTGTCGGTGTAATTTCTCATTTTTTATCCCTTCTGGCAATGGTTAAATATAACATGGAATTTATGGTTTGTCAAGAAATTTTATCAAATCCACAGGAACATTTTTAACGGTTCCATCATCCATTTCGACGATTGCAGTTGAGAAGTTTCCTGCACCTGATTCAAACTCTTGATAGTCGGAACCATACCGAATAAAGATTCCTTCCGAAATTCTCATTTTATCGAATGTGTTTTGTCCTGCGACCTTCTCCCATTTATAAATCTCAACCCTTCTCATCTGTCCTCCTTATTTTGTCTTTCCCCATTGTTAATTTTTGTCAAGCAAATGTTTATGCTCGTGTATGTTTCCGATGACTTCACCGCTATTGGGAAGTTTGGCTCTATCATTAACAAATTCTCCCAATTCATAGCTCCTCCCTTTTTCACTAATTATTGTTCCCACCCATTTTGTTCTACACCATTCGACTTTAATCAATATTGTCCCATCATCCCTTTTGTAGTCTCTTAAAAATACTGTCCATTCATTACTTTTTACAATATCACCTTCAAAAATCTCAGTGCCTTTTAAATCATATAGTCCGGTGAATTCTTCCCATCCGTCAATATTGGCAAAAGAAATACCTGATAAATCTCCATAATGGTCTCTAACTGGTTTTTGCATGGAATATTGAGGAGACATCCAATTTATTGTATTAGGAAGAATATTTAAGTATCCGAATTTTTTTATTTCTTTGTCCCATGCCCTCAGTCTAATATTTCTCATCATTCATCCTTTCCACCCCATGCAACGCCCTGTACGCCGCTTCCGGGTGTATGATTATTGCTGTTAAAAAATTCATCATATCGATATTAACTAAGTCTACGTTTAGCATTTTCGTAATATTGGTTATCAAATCTTTGTTTGATTTCCCTAAAAATACCATACACTTTTTTACTATCAACATAATTAATCACTTTCATTATTGCGTCATGGTATGCCTGTTCTTTATCAGGGCTTCTTCTAAGCTGGTCTAAATCAATAACTAATTGTTTTATGGTAATTCTCTTCATCACCATCCCACTTTCATTTTTCTTATTTTATATCCGGGATAGAAATTTTTAATATCCTTTTCCGCTTCCTCTTTTGTGAATAATTCAATAGTGTCTCTTTCGGTAATTATGTTTCTAGCTACAAAAAAATACCCCAGCTTATTTACGATTGCGTATTCTTTTTTATTGCTCATATTAACTTCTCCTGTTTTAGGTAAATCCACCTCACATTCCCCACACAACCCCGACTGCGTAGGTTCATCAATCTTCGTCCGGCACTCGTTACACCGGTACACATCGGGTTTCTCTGGTGGCCCCAACAAACTACCTATTCCCCTGTAAAACTCCTCTGGTGATTGGCTGTAGTGTCCGTCTGATAGTGGCATTATTTAACCTCCACAAAATTTCCGTTCTTGAGTTTATACCAAACATCTTCTTTTATTTTTACCCCGTCAACCAAAACAGATTTAACTTCTTTTATGACCCACTCATTATTTTCTTGTTTCCACTCAGCTAAAACTAACCAGCAGGTTTTTTTACCTTTGGCTTTGTTTTCTATGCCTAACCCACAAGCAATAGATTGTTTCCCTTCAACGGAGGCGGCTGAGTAATAGCCCGTGTTGGAGGCGGCTGACCGATCGCCCGTGTTGGAGGCGGCTGAGTAATTGCCCGTGTTGGAGGCGGATGAGTAATCGCCCGTGTTGGAGGCGGCTGACCGATTGCCCGTGTTGGAGGCGGCTGACCGATCGCCCGTGTTGGAGGCGGCTGACCGATTGCCCGTGTTGGAGGCGGCTGACTGATTGCCCGTGTTGGAGGCGGCTGAGTAATCGCCCGTGTTGGAGGCGGCTGACTGATTGCCCGTGTTGGAGGCGGCTGAGTAATAGCCCGTGTTGGAGGCGGCT